ACGCAGGTGAGTTCGCAGGAAAATACATTGCTGCTGCATTGTTATCTGCACCAACATTAGAGAAAGGCGGAATGACCGTACTTCCAAATGTAAAATACAAGCAAGTTCTTAAAAGAGTTGGAACTGACGGAATCGTTAAAGATGCTTCTTGCGACTTTACTGCAACTTCAACTTTGACTTTAACTGAAAAAGTTATTCAACCTGAAGAATTCCAAGTTAACTTACAACTTTGTAAGAAAGATTTTAAATCTGATTGGGATGCAATCGGAATGGGTTACTCTGCATTTGACACTTTACCAAAGAACTTTGCTGATTTCTTAATCGGTCACGTTGCTGAAAAAGTTTCTGCTGCAATGGAGTCTACAATCTGGACAGGAGTTAATGCTACTGCAGGTCAATTCGCAGGTATTATGACACAATTGTTAACTGAAGCTTCACAACCTGCTGCTCAAGAAGTTGCAGGTACTACTGTTACTGCTGCTAACGTAGTTACTGAATTAGGAAAAATCGTTGACGCTCTTCCTGCTACATTGTACGGAAAAGAAGATTTAACTCTTTATGTTTCTAACAATATCTACAGAGCATACGTAAGAGCGCTTGGCGGTTTTGCTGCTGCGGGCGTAGGCGCAAATGGTTATGATAACAAAGGTACAAACCAAGTTTTAGGAGACCTTTTCTTTGACGGAGTTCGTGTATTTTTAGCTAACGGATTAGCTGCTAACACTGCTTTGTTAACACCAACTTCTAATCTTTATTTTGGTACAGGTTTATTAAATGATATGAACCAAGTTAAAGTATTGGATATGGCTGACCTTGATGGTTCTGAAAACGTAAGAGTTGTTATGCGATTTACTGCTGACGCTAAATACGGTTTTGCTGAAGATTTAGTTTCTTACGGAATCGTTAACGCATCTAACTAATAACTAATAAAAATTAAGAGAAGGGGAGGTAAAGTGCCTTCCCTTTTTTATTTACAAACAATTTTAAAAACATATATTATGAGCTGCGATATATTAAACGGAAGATTAGAGCAATGCAAGGATTCAATTTCTGGACTTGACTCAATCTATTTTATCAACTTTGGTGCATACAATCCAGATTCTTCAACAGGTGGTGGTGACATCGTTTATTCAACTGTTGCTGGTTACCAAGACCAAATTACTGCAATTAACGGAGTTACTGAAGTATTCAAATACGAATTAAAAGGTAACAACTCTTTTGAAACTGCAATCAATTCTTCAAGAGAAAACGGAACAACTTTCTTTGAGCAAACTTTAACAGTTCAGTTTAAAAGACAAGACCCATTAACTCACAAGAATATCAAGATGTTAGCTTACGGAAGACCAAACATTATTGTAAGAACTAGAGGGAACCAATTCTTCCTTGCAGGTTTACAATTTGGAATGGATGTTTCTGCAGGTACTATCTCAAGTGGTTCTGCAATGGGTGATTTTAATGGTTACGGATTGACATTTATGGGAGCAGAAATGAGCCCTGCAAATTTCTTAGATTGTGCTACTGAAGGTGAACTTATCACTTTGTTAGATGGTGCAACTGTTACTATTGACTAATACTTTTTTAATAGGTTAAAATTAGGGTGGCTATTTGGCTGCCCTTTTTTTATGAAACAAATTAAGCAAAAGTTAATTTAATATATAAGATGATTATTTTAACAACTGAAAATGTATTAGAACAAACTTTCCCTTTAATTACAAGAGGCGGAACACTTACTGATATAGTATTAAAAGACGAACAAACAAATGTTGAAAGCGCTTTAAGTTTTACTACTACTGAAGGAAGCTATTATACAATTATAGAAGCCGTTTTTAGTTTAGTAGAAAACCATTTTTATACATTAACTTGTTTTAATGATAGCGAAATAATATACAGGGATAAAGTATTTTGTACTGATCAACCAATAGTAACATTCAGCGTAAACAACGGACAATATACAAGCAACGCTACAACAAATGAATTTATAGTTTATGAGTAATATACACATACATAATTTAAGTGCTTACACAACGCCTACAATTCAAGAATCTAAGCGTGATGAGTGGGTGGAATTTGGAGAAGACAATAACTACTTTCAATTTTTGATAGATAGATATACAAATTCAACAACAAATAACGCTATAATAAACAATATTAGCAGATTAGTTTACGGAAAAGGATTGAGTGCGTTAGACGCTTCTAAAAAGCCAAATGAGTACGCTCAAATGATGGCTTTATTTAACAAGGATTGTATTCGTAAAATGATTATAGACCGTAAAATGTTAGGTCAATTTGCAGTACAAGTTCATTATTCAAAAGATAGAAAAAACATCCTTAAGGCTTTTCATATTCCAGTAAACTTAATTAGAAGTGAAAAGTGCAATCAATACGGGGAAATAGAAGGTTATTACTATTCAGATAATTGGGAAGACACAAAGAAATTTAAGCCTGTAAGATACGCTGCGTTTGGCACATCAAAAGACGAGATTGAGATATTGTTTTCTAAGCCGTATGCAGTTGGAATGAAGTATTACGCTTATCCAGATTATCAAGGAGCTTTGCCTTATGCATTACTTGAAGAAGAAGTAGCTGATTATTTAATAAACGAAGTTCAAAACGGATTCTCAGGAACTAAAATAGTTAATTTTAATAACGGAGTTCCTTCAGAAGAACAACAAGAAATTATTTCAAGAAAAGTATTAAATAAGTTAACAGGAAGCAGAGGACAAAAAGTAATTGTTGCATTTAACAACAATGCAGAAAGCAAAACTGATGTAACTGATATTCCTTTAAATGATGCTCCAGAGCATTACACATATTTAAGCGAAGAATGTACTAAGAAAATAATGTTCGGACACAATGTTACAAGTCCTTTATTATTTGGTTTAGCTACCTCAACAGGTTTTAGTTCAAATGCAGATGAATTAATGAACTCAAGCATACTTTTTGACAATATGGTTATTAGACCAATGCAAGAGGAAATCTGCGAAGCATTTGATAAGATACTTGCTTATAATGGAATTGCTTTAAAACTATTCTTTAGAACATTACAACCTTTAGAATTTACTGATTTAGAAAATACTCAAACTACTGAGCAAGTTGCCGAAGAAACAGGAACTGAATTAAGTTCACAAACAAACGAACTTATAGACTTAGGAGAAGATATGCAAGAAGATTGGGTGTTAATAGATGAATTTGAAGTTGATTACGACCAAGAAGACGCAATAGACGCTGAAATAGAAAAAGCAAACAATCCTAAACAAAGCCTTTTATCTAAGGTATATAATTTTGTAAGCACTGGCGTTGCAAATCCACGAGCTTCATCTAAACAAGACGATATAATTAATGATGTTAGATTTATAACACGATATAGATATAACGGAGGAATAAGCGAAAATACTCGTGAATTTTGCAAGTCAATGGTTAGAGCAAATAAAGTTTATCGCAAAGAAGATATTATTCGTATGGGTAGTATGGAAGTAAACAAAGGTTGGGGTCCTGAAGGAGCTGATACTTATTCAATTTGGTTATATAAAGGCGGTGGTGCTTGTCATCATAAATGGATGAGACAAACATTCGTAGCATTTGACAAGGGAATGGGAATTGATCCATTAAGTCCTAACGCAAAAACAGTAAGCACAAATAAAGCAGAAAAGGCAGGTTATAGAATAAGAAACCCACAACAAGTTTCTGTAAGACCTATTGATATGCCTAATCAGGGCTTTTTACCAACTAATAAAAGATTTAACTAATGGCAGAAGCACTTTTAGTAACAAGAAATGATATTGTAAAGTTTACTGCTATGAACGGCAATGTAGACACGGATAAGTTTATACAATTTGTCAAGATAGCACAAGATATTCATATACAAAATTATACAGGAACGAACCTAATTAACAAGATTAAAGCGGATATATTAGACGATGCTTTAGCAGGTAACTATTTATCACTTACTGAGGTCTATTTAAAGCCTATGTTAATACATTGGGCAATGGTTGAATACTTACCATTTGCAGCTTACACAATCGCAAATAAAGGAGTTTATAAGCATTCGTCTGAAAACTCTGAAAATGTACAAAAAAATGAAGTAGATTTCTTAATAGAAAAGGAAAGACAAATTGCACAACATTATACGGAAAGATTTATAAACTATATTAGTTTTAACAATAATTTATTTCCCGAATATTACAATAATCAAAACGGAAATATGTATCCCGATTCAATGAACAATTACACAGGTTGGTATATATGAAAAAGAACTACAAACCAAAAGAAGAAAACATTAAGAAGTTAAAGACTTTTTTAAAAAAGATAAGCAATGGCAAATGAAAATGGATGGGGTGACGGCTCGGCAAATAACGCAATCGGTTGGGGACAAGGAGCAAACAATGCAACAGGTTGGGGTTCTTCTCTAGCTACTTCTTGGAGTGGTTTAACTAATGTAGTTGGTACTTCTTCTTCTGATAGAGATGCAGATGCTCAAGCATTTATTACTGCTGCTGCTATAACTGACGCAACGCAACAAAGTGCAATTGATACTTTGGTAACAGGTTTAAAAACTGACGGACTTTGGACTAAAATGAAGGCAATTTATCCATTTGTAGGAGGAACGGCAACAAGCCATAAATTTAACCTTAAAGACCCAAGAGATTTAGACGCTGCATTTAGATTAGTATTTAGCGGTGGTTGGACTCATTCAAGTAATGGTGCTTTACCTAATGGCACAAATACTTATGCAGATACTAAGTTTAAACCTTCGACTAATTTAGTTTTTGATAGTTTATCATTTGGTATTTATTCAAGAACTCAAAATACAACGGGAACTCAAATTTACGGAGTTAGAGATGTTACAAATTATTTTGATATGTATCATAGTGTTTCAAGTAAATTCTTTTCAACAGATGGAAATGGTAATGTATTTACTTATACACTTACACCAACAACAGGATTAATTAATTTCTCAAGAATTTCAAATTTAAGTGGTAAGGTTTATGCTAATGGTGTATTAAAAGCAACAAAGTCAACACCTGTTATTAGTTTAGTTCCTAATGCTAATTTCTTTTTAGGTGCAAGAAGTGATAATGGAAGTCCAATTTGGTATAATAGTTATGAACTTGGATTACAATATATAAGTACAGGTTTAACTGATACTGATGCAACTAATTTATACACAAGAGTACAAGCATTCCAAACAACTTTATCAAGACAAGTATGATAGTAGGATTATTAACAATAGAAGAAAAGGATTTATTAGTAGGTCAACAATATGCACCTGATAGTTATTTTAATCCTATTCAAGATTCATTAGGTGATTGGGTTATTTCAACGGAAGAAATAGACCAGAACACGAATGCAGATTTTGATTGGTTAAATGATATTAATTTAATTGAATACTCGCCTGTTATAAACGAACTAATATGAGTCAACTACAAATTTTAGGTATAATTTATTATATATTTGCATACGCAGCAGCACTTGCTATGTATTGCACAGGAACACTTTATTTGGCGTTAGGCGGATGTGCTATAATCTTCTTTTTAACTTACCAACTGATTCAACAATTTAGCAACGAGGAGGAGTTTTGAGAATGCAATTATTCATATTACTAGCGTCTATAAGAACAAGTTTTCCTAAAATACTTGCGGTTCTTTGGACATTTTTTTTACCTGTAAGTGGTTTATTTATGCTTGTAGGTTTTTGTATTGGTTTAGATACTATCACTGGACTTTGGAAAGCTAAAAAACTAAAAGAGAAAATATCAAGCAGAAAACTAAGCGGTGTTGTTTCAAAAATGATGCTTTACCAAATCACCGTTATTCTATTTTTTCTTATAGACAAGTTTATTTTAAATGCTATAATTCTTAAATTCTTTTCAGTGCCTTTGATGCTTACTAAAATAGTTGCATTGATCCTGATAAGCATTGAACTGATGAGCATAAACGAAAATGTTATTGCAGTAAAAGGATTAAACCTATGGGAAGCAATGCGTGCTTTATTTGCAAGAGCAAAAATAATTAAAACCGATATAGATGGACTCAAATATTAATGCATTTGTACACTTTATTCGTAAATGGGAAGGCGGTTTAAGTAGGCATACAAGCGACTCAGCAGCATCATACCCTTGTCCTACACCATTTAACGGCAAAACAGGTTACCATACTAACGCAGGAATTACCTACGCTGCTTTCGTACATACCTTTGGACACGATAACGATAGCCGATTTCTAACAATGAATAGCGAAGATTGGTTTAAAGTGTTTAAAGGGTCTTATTGGGATGGAGTAAAAGCTGATAGTATCAAAGATATAACAGTAGCTATATTCTTAACTGAGATAGCTTGGGGTTCAGGCACAAGTCAAGCAATTAAGACCGTTCAAAAGTGCGTTAACCAGTGCGGACTTAAAGTAACTATTGATGGTGCTATAGGGCCTCAAACAATTACCGCAATAAACTCACTAAACGGTAAAGAATTACTTGCAGTTATGTTTGTGGAGCGTGAAAGATTTTTCAGAGCAATAGCCAAAGGTAAAAATTCAGTATTTCTTAAAGGGTGGTTGAATAGATTAAACGACTTTAAAGCTTGTTTTTATGCAATTTAAGAGACTTATAATAGTTTTAAGTACAATCACATTGCTTTTTGCTTGCAGTCACGCTAAGCGTGCTGTATGGCATTATAATAAAGCTGTTAAAAACGGCTTGTCTATTGACACTGATACTATAAGAGTAGCAACTATTGATAGTGTAGCAGTAGCTTACAACGATACTATTATATTTGAAAAGATATTGAGGTACAAAGATACTGTAATTAGAATTTTAGAGCTACCAAAGACCAGGTGGCAAACACGAATAGAGTACAGGTATAAAACGCAACTTGTTAAGCAGGATGTTTTGAAGTACAAGTACATCTACAAAGATAAGAAACAAGAGAAGTCAAAAACAAATTGGCGTTTGTTCTTTTGGGGTGTGTTAGTAGGGTTCATTTTAAACTTTGCCTTACGAATTTTAGACAAATTATACAACCCATTCAATAAATAGTTTACATTTACCAAAAAATTTAAGCTATGAGTAAAGAAATCAGACCTCGTTTAAGTGAGGAGGAATTCGATATTGTCAATCAATACAGAGCAATCAAAAAAGCTACTGATGAAGCAGATATTAACGATGAGGATGTAAAACACGGATGGCTTAAAACCAAATCTGCAAGTTTATTCTTTAAGAATCCTAATTTTAAAAGTGAACAGGAAGCTAAACTACATTCTATAAAGGAATCAATTTTAAACGAGCTTCGTAATTACGCACCGAAATATCCTACAATAACACGAACACCAAGTAAAGAAGGTCACTTATTAGTAATAGATCCTGCTGACATTCATATAGGTAAACTTTGCGAATCATTCGAAGTTGGAGAAGACTATAACACTCAGATAGCCGTTAAAAGAGTCAGAGAAGGCGTACAAGGACTTTTAGATAAATCTTCAGGTGTTTGTATAGATAAGATATTATTTATCGGTGGCAACGATATTCTACACATTGACAATCCTAAGCGAACAACTACCAGTGGAACTCCACAAGATACGGATGGAATGTGGTATTCTAATTTTCTAACTGCAAAAAAACTATATGTTGAAATTCTTGAAACTTTATTATCAGTTGCTGATGTACATTTTACATTCAATCCTTCGAACCACGATTATACAAGTGGCTTTTTTCTTGCTGATGTTATTCAAACTTGGTTTAAAGATTGCCCTAACATTACTTTTGACTGCTCAATTGCTCACAGGAAAGGGTACTTATATGGAAAGAACTTAATAGGCACTACACACGGAGACGGTGCTAAATTAGCAGACTTACCTTTACTAATGGCACACGAATTCCCTAAGGAATGGAGCGAGTCGAAGCATCGTTACGTTTATACTCATCACATACACCATAAGACAAGTAAAGACTATATAGGCGTCACAGTTGAATCATTACGATCACCTTCAGGTAGTGACTCTTGGCATCACCGAAACGGCTACTTATCTATTAAAGCAGTAGAAGCGTTTATACATCACAAAGAACACGGACAAATCGCACGGCTTACACATATTTTTAGTCTTTTATTTGTTTTTTCTTTGTATCTTTAAATATGATAGGAATTTATAAAATAACATCTCCAAGTAATAGGATTTATATAGGTCAAAGTGTAAACATTGAAAAGAGATTTATTAGTTATAAAAGAATGTATGTTAAAAATGAGAAACAAATAAAATTACACCGTTCTTTTTTAAAATATGGTGTTATTAATCATACATTTGAAATAGCTAAAGAATGTTTAGAATCAGAATTAAATAATTATGAAAGGCATTATCAAGAATTATATAATTGTTTAAATGTAGGTTTAAATTGTATTTTAACAAAAACTAATGATAGAAGTGGTAAAGCATCATTTGATACATTACAAAGAATGTCGATTGCTCAAAAAGGTAATAATAATTGGTTAGGTAAAAAACATAATCAAATTTCAAAAGACAAAATAAGCATAGCAAATAAAGGAAGAAAATATAGCGATGAAATTAATGCTTCTAAAGGTAGAAAGGGAAGAGAATCAAATAGAAAAGGAATATTTAGTGCTGATAATCCAAGAAGTAAAAAAGTAATTCAATATGATAAAAATGGAATTATAATTAATGAATGGAATTGTATAATGGATATTGTTAGACAATTAAATTTTTCTGCTGGAAATATATCTAGTTGTTGTAATAATAAAATGAAGACATATAAATCTTTTATTTGGAAGTTTAAATAGACTTACACATATTTTCTAACTCTCATAGCGTGAGTAATAGGAGACCTCGGTAGGCATTAGCTTATCGGGGTTTTTTTGTCACAAATCTTGTTAGAATTTTCCATCATAAACGGCATATAACCGATTTAATGTATAAATTTTTCCACAATCTATACATGAAGTGCATGAATTTTTCCAAAATATTGCTTAATCAATTAGCGAAAACCAATCAATAATGCTTTTTTCGATAGCATAATCAAAATTATATTTTAATGTTGTCCCTAAATTATATTTTAATGCTTAATATATTAGCCAAAATCAAGGCATAATGCTACTTATGAATAGTATAATAGCTACTTTTTGTAAATTATATGAAACATTATAGGGAATGGACTCACTAATTATTATATGTTATCAGGGAATATATTATATGTTATTAGGGAATAGCCTTACAAAAATCTAATTTAATAAGGTTATAGCATTAAAAACTTGGTACAATTCATGCAAAATATGGACATAACCATAATAAGTAAACAAATGAGCCTTATTTTATAACATAATGAGCCACAAATTACCCTAATTAAGTGCTTTTCTTATTTAGAATCAATATAAATTGCGCCTATTTTTTTACTGAAACGCTTGATTTTACTACATTCCTTATTTAGAATGATTATAAATTACATAAATGTTATTGACATTTGTTGAAAAGAACTATCTTTGAATATCTCAAAACGGGAAAACAATTTAACTTTTAAAAACAAACGCTATGAAAAACGAAGACAAAAAAATCTACTTAGTAACAGGTTCTCACGATGGTCAATTAGGAGTTTATTCAAATGTAAAATATGCTTACCAAAAATGTGAGGAATATTTAAACAGCAACGAAGTAAAGACATCTTATACTAAAGCATTGGAAGGATGCAAGAGTGGATATGCATTTATTGATACTGAAGAATATGGTATGAGCTGTTCAATTTATGTAATGTATTTAAACCAATAAAAACAAACAAAATGAGAAAACTAATCGATTATTTTACACCAACCAACGAGGACGATGTTTATCTTGGAAAGGGAATGCTTATAATGATAGGCGGATTATTAATAATACTTTATTTAGCTGCAATATGAAAGACTTAAGAGAA